AAGGAGTCCACCACCCAGATGCAAGAGTTGAAAGTGCAGTAGTTAATATTGCCAACAAAATTCCACAACCAACTGTCATCCATTTAATTTTTGAAATTTCAGAAACTTTATTTTCTAAATCTTCAAGGTCTTCTTTTGTTTTTTGATGTTTTTTTTCATTTTCCTCTTTTACATTTTCAATCATCTTCAAAATTAAATCATCAGTCCTTTCTGCATATTCAATTTTTTCATCGTGAACTGCAAGCATTTTAATTACATTCGTATTAACCTCACTTAATTTTTGAATTGCATCATCTAATTTATTAACAATATTTGCAAAGTCTGCAAATTTTTGTTCTAACACAGCTACTTTTACTATTTCTTCTGACATTTTTTTAATGCAAAGTTTTATTTTTTAATAAATTTGACACTTTGCTAATAAAATCGTAATCTATGATTATTTAGATTTCATCCATCTCTTACGTTGTCCTGATGGCAATTTAATTTGTCTTTTTTTTAAACTCATAACAGGATCAAATCCATCAAGTCTTCCTGATGGTGTTGATAAGTTTGTCAGTCCACCAGTTCCTACAGAATTTACTATACCATCTTCTTTTAATCTTCGTAAATGACGAAAGGACTCAATAATTTTATTAATCTTCTTTTCCATTATAGATACTATAAAGATGAGAAAGACAATGAATATCAACTTGAATATTATGAATGTCAGACTTTGGATATTCTGGAAATTTTCCTAAAAACATAATAAATGATTTCATTGCAGACCACAAATCTTTTTCAATTTTAAAAAATAACATTGGTGTGGTTGCCTCACCAAAGATATTATAAAGAATAATAAAATGATTTAGAAGTAAGTGAACTTTTAAGTCTCCAGTGTTCTTATATCTCTTCAACAGTCTTTTAATATATTTAAAATGATTTAAATCTTTTTCAAAATCTTCTTTAGTTACTGCCTGAGGATTTTCGTAATGTTTAATTGCAAATAAAAGAAAATTATCCTCATTCAATTCATTAAAAATCATATCACATTATGCAGAAACTGTGAGAGTCGTGACCCCAATTCCAACCGATGTATCTGTAACTGTTCCAGCACCACCAACTTGACGAAGAATATCTGAAGTAAAGGTTTTGATTACTGCGGCACCACCAGAAAAATCAGTAATAGTTCCTACGACTCCTGCAGACATATTAATACTAAAAATCGTTCCAACACCTGAATTTCCAGATGTAAAGGCAAATGCTACACGGTTTGAAATTTGACCATTAAAGTTGTTATAAACAACGTCACCATCATCATTAGTGTAATTTACAACTCCACTATTTGCTGAAGTTGATGCTGCCGTTGCAACAACTGATGTGCCTGTAGATCTGTTGAGAAGAACCGTGGCACCTGCACTACAATACACATTTTCATTCCAAACTACGTGAACATAAGCAGTTTGTCCGTTATTTCTAATTTTATCCGTTGCACCAGCACCAATAGAAATTCTAGAATTTTGATTTGGATCTTCAAAGAAAACTGCGACAGGAGTTGCAGATGCAAGACCAGTTGCTCCAGTATCTGACGCAGATCCTGCGGTATTTAATCCGGCAACAGGAACAATTACTTCATCATAATAGGTTGTCGATAGACCAGATTGTTCTGAAGTACCATACCTTCTGTAAACCCACCCACGATTATCTGCAAAGCAATTCCAAGGAGTATTTTCACGGTCATTCTCGGAAAGATGTTTTGGAAGTCCATATCGATTTGCTTCTGTTTCAGTGGTTGTGGAAATTCCCCAGATTGCCATTCTTTTTACCTACTAATTCGTTAATCTAAAAAGTATTTATAAAAAAATAGAGACCACAATATGCAACCTCTATTTTTTTAATTTTTTTATTCTCAAGGAGTAAGATCTTTTGCACCTTTATCTTTCAGAACTTTTTGTACCTGAAGAAGAATCAGTGAAAGAATACCATTTGCCTTGATTTTTGGATTTGCTCCAAGTGCTTCTGAAACTGCAAGTAATACAGTTAACACAAGTGTTTGATTTGCAACTAACCATGCGATTGCGACTGACATAATAACCTCTGTATGAATGTTTCCTATCTTATTTAGCAATTTTACCTTATTTTAACAATCAATCAACATCTAAAGGTAATTTTCCGGACTTCTGCATTTGAAGTCTTTGTCTCTGCAGAGTCTGTTGTTTTTGTTGCAACATTTTCATATTCGCAATCTTTTGCTTGTCTAACATTTCTCGTTTTTTCTCTAGTGCAGGGTCTGGGGTTGATGCAACTGGTTTATCAATCATCTGCTCTCCAAGTCTACGTCCTCCACGCTCTGCAGCAAGTTTAGCAGCAATGGCCATTTGACGACGTTCTTTTTTTGTTTTTCCCTTAAATTGTGGGGCATCAGACATATAAAAATCAGCAATTACATCACGCATTTTTGCTTTTCTAAGATTAAGTTTTTCATTAAGTTCTATCATTTCTAAAAGAGTTCCACCAAGATTTTCTACTGACTCACCAAGTTTTGGATTGATTACAACTTTATTTCTTATATTTTTGTTTTCTTTTACTTTTTTTGTATCAACAATTTCAATTAAGTCAGAAAGATCATTTCTCCAATTCGAAAATCCTTCTTTTACTTTTTTCTTTGAGATTGCCTTTCCAACTACTTTGCGACGATTATGAAGATAATCATCAGAGTTATCAATTTTACCATCATTATTAATATCAGCATCTTCTTGACCTACAGGGTCTAGTGCTTCATCAAATTTTTTTCTGGCAGTTGCTACCATATCCTGATATCCTTTGGTTTTCTTCATATCTTCAAGTGCTTTTTTATTATTTTTAGCACGCTTCTCCATATCAGTCTCAAGATGCGATTCTTCACGAAAAACCTGCTCTAAATAAACTTTTGAAATATCGTTAAGAATATTATTAGACATTAGAGTAAATACTTTTTTTTATTTTCTTATACTTATTTATAAATTCTTTGATGTGACTATAACCTTTATATGGTTTTGCTCCTGATTGTAGATTTGTCTCATCACCTTCCTCAAATCCTGGAGTCATATCTGCAGCATACTTAAAGTAACCAGAAGTTCCGACAAGAGTATTTGGTTTTCCAGGAAGTCTTTCTTTCTTATTCATTTTCTTTTCTGTATATTCCATTACATCCTTTATCCAAGGCTTAAATACATACTCTTCTTTTGTAAGACAAATCAAATAGTTAGTTCCTCTACGAATAATCTCACCCACAAGTCCAGTATTTAAACTTTCTACAATCTCTCCAATTTTAAAAATATTACCTTTCACATAGTTTTCGCGTAAGGTTTTTTGATCATACTTTGGAGCAATCTTCCATAACTCAACAACTTCTCTTTTCTTTTTAAAATTCATTCCTTGACGAACAGAATTAAAAAGTGCTCTTGTGTCAGCATCACTTAATATCTTTGGTGTTCCTCTGCGAAAAGTCTTAAAATCATCATCTACAACTGCCTTTCTCATTTTAGATGCCGACATTCCCTCTACTCCCGGAGCATCAGAATCTCTCACACCTGCAGAAATCACATTAATTAAATCAAAGTTATAAAGATTTCCATTATACTTATTTGCAAGATTTTCAAACTCTGTCTGACGATCAGAACCAACAACAATATTTACATTTTTATATCCCTCTTCATTTGCATTAATAAGAACATCAAAAATTGATTTCATATTAGAATCGTTGATAATATTTTCCTCAAAATCAGGGAACATCTTTTTCATATAGGAAACCTTTATATCAGGATTAAGTGGATTCTTTTTAGGGTCTTGTGTTCTTGATGGATAAATCTTCAGATCTCCACCTGCTGATGCTGTTTTTGCTACACTTAAAAGTTTTTGATGTCCTACTGTTGGTGGATTAAATCTTCCAAAGACAACAGTCAAAACAGAATCATCTTCTTCTGATTGTTTCTCTGATGATTGTTGCGATTTTTCTGATGATTGAGGAATAACTTGTGCTTGTGTTCTTGAGGTTTCTTGTTTTTGTGATGTCTGTGATACTTCTCTTTCTCCTGTTGGTTCTTCAACACCTTTTGAAGTTTTTCTATCAATAAACTTAAATTTTCCTTTTTCTGTTCTCGCGATCAATTCTCCACGAGTGTTTAACCAACCACCGTGTCCATCACTCTTGAGGTTTAACTTTCTCGCTTGCATTGATGCTTTCGATTGAGTTGCCTCATTTAGAAATTGGAAAAAACTCTTCATATTTTGTTTTGATATACTTTTATTTATTTGATTAATATATTTTTAAAAATGGGCCATTTTCAGAACCAAATTCTTTTTTTGCTCCATAATATAAAACTCTACACCATTCTTTTGTTTTCTTTTTCTTTTCAATCTCAACCCAAGTATTTGCCCACTCCATTGCTATTAGTTTTGAAGAAAACCTTCCGGCAGAACTTCTATCACTAACATTTGTCTCATATATAATTGCGTTTTCTAAAATATCTTCAAAAGTATCTCCAATTTTTTTACCATTTTGATATACAGCAACTTCACCAAAATCTATCATAGAATTTGTTTTTAATTTATTAAACAAGTCTACCCAATATTTCTTATCAACATCATTCCATTTACCTACAGCAGGGATATGTGGGTGTTTAGTTGCAGAAGATGGTCTTGTCATTCCAAGATCTATAAAAAACTTATCCATCGCAATGCTAGAAACTTTTCCAAGTTTTGCTCCACTATCTTTTCCTTTTGGTGTTAAATCGGTTTGAACTACATTTCTTGCTTGGGAATATTGAAAGTTTCTAGATTGTCCATGAATTTGTCCTCCAGATTCTGTTTTTAAATCAAATCCAAGTTCTCCAGTATCAAATAAAAAGTTTGCTTTTTTTCCCAAAGTAAGAGTGCATTTCAGTGAGCCCGAAATAAGATCAATATTAACTCTTCCAGTTTTATCACCACCCATATTTGCTAAGTCCACACTAGCAATTTTTTTATTTTTGGATATTGCCTTTAGAGAAACTCCAATTAATATCTTTTCTTTTAATGCCTCTTTCATATAAGAATTCAAAAGAGATAAATTTGCTTTTTGACTGATTCCACTAATATTAGTAATCTCTCTTATTGTTCTTTCAACAGTATTTTTCATATTTTTCTTAACCATAACAATATCCATAGGATTCCATCTATCTTTGACAGAAACTCCACAATCTTTTTTAGCAATACCTTCAATGTAAGACATTATTCCAGAATCTCTGGAATACTCATACCCTTTATTTGAACCAAGAAACTTTTTTAATGCTGCTGCTTGCTTTATATAAGTTTCTTTCCATTCGGTATTATACCCATCATAAACTTTCAACATAAGTGAATCTGATGGTTCTTTTCCAGTTTCAATTACCGATTCAAAAAATACACGGGATCCATTTTCTTGTTTAGCAGTTTCCGTAGCACTAGTTGCCATCTATTAAAAATATTATTTACGATATTTTGATTGTGCTTCCTTTTCTGCTCTGTAACTATCTGGTTCTCCAGTTTTCTCTGCTTTTTTAGCAGCGGCTGTTCTTTTTGAAAACTCGGCACCTACTTTTGCCATATTTTTGTCCCTATATCCGTGAGAGTCTTCTGGAGTTCCCATTCCCATACCACCTCGCTTTGAGAGTTTTTTAAGATAATGTTTTCTATTAAATCTTGGTTCTTGGTATGCCTCATCAACAATACTCTCTCTCCACTCTTCACTCATATTTGACATAATCGCAAGAGCATTTTCATTAGTATCTGCATATCCTTCATTAAGTAAGTGTGAGAGGATGAGATCGTAGAGATCATAGTCTTCACCAAGTCTAGATGCAACAGCACCGGCACCAGAAGCAACACCGCGTGCTGCCTTGCCAATCTTTGTCTTGATTCTATCTTTGATGTTTGAAACAGCTGTTGCACCTGCTTTTCCTACTCTTTCAACTCCAGACCCAACTGCTCCTCTTGCTCTTTCAACTCCAGACCCAACTGCTCCTCTTGCTCTTTCAAGTGCAGACTTGACAGCACCTTTTACTTTAGATACTGCTGCTTGTCTTGCTGCTTTTGCTTCTTCACGTCTCTTGGTTGAAGTTGTTGATCTTGCGTATTTTTGAGACTCCTTAGAACCCGCAGGTGCATAAGGATTTAATTCTAAAAGAACTCCTTCAAGAAGATATTCTATTTCACCAAAATAATATCCTTCATCAAGCATCTCATCAATTGTTTCATCAATAATTTCAGCAATTTCTTCATCAGAAAGATTTTCAACTCCAAAAAAATTATCAGACATCTCTTCCAACTCATCTCTGAGATCTTCATCATAAACCGCAGTATATGCTTCTTGAAGATTGCGATAGTCTTGTGCGTCCATTTTTACAAATACTTTTTAGTTATTTATAAAAAAAAAATCATCAAAAGAGAAAATTAGTTATTTCATAAATCTCCTTCTACACGATTTTCTGATTTATGAACAGAAAAAGTTCCCTCTGGATATCTTGAAGATAGTTTTTGATAATTGATTTCCATCAATTCTTCAAATGTAGTATCAAGAGCAATACAAAGTTGAGACATATACCATAAAATATCTCCTGCCTCTTTTTTCATATGAAGAACATTATCTTCATTATATGGTTTTCCTTGTAGAAATATTTTTTTAATAATTTCTGCAAGTTCTCCTGCCTCGGCACTAACTCCAAGTGCTGCAGTCATAAGACGAGGAATATCAGCATCATTAACTTCTAATTCAGCTAAACGAGAAAGTAAAGATGGAAAATCACTACTTTCTTTACTTGTAGTTTTTTTTACAAACTCAATGTATTCCTGAGAATTGATAACTTTTTTGTTACTTCCACCAGGAAGATTTTCTTTTTGAATATTAATCAAAACTTAAACCCCTCAAATGATTTTTTAGATTTTCTTTCTTCATTATTATACTCTTCTTCTTTTTCAGAGTCAAGTATATCGTCTTGTGCTGTTTGCTCTACATCATAAAGTCTCATTTTTGCTCTATCAATTCCTATTACAAATCTTTTATTGATTGACACATCATTGTCTCGATTTTTAATCTGTTTGAACATTACTTGATTGAGTTGATCTAATTCTTCAGTTCTTATCATACCAATCATCATATCAGCAGTAGCAGGAAGTCCGAAACTATTTTTTGTTAAAATACCATTACAATAAAATAAGTTGTCCCCAGATACACTTATATCCACAGTTTCCTTAATTCCACATTCTTCTATGAGTTCAACCTCATCATTATAATCAATGCTTTTATCGGATAGAAGATTTTTTTCGTTTTTTTCAGTTTCTAACTTAATTAGTAAATCAGATAGTTCAAATAAATCCAAATCACTAAAACCAGATCTAATTAATTTGTCTGCCCTGCATAGACATTTTTCTTCAAGTTCCGTCATTCAATACCACTCCACTTAAATACTTTACTTTTTCTTGAATGTCATCATCATTCCAAACATAATATACCACATATCCACGAGAAATGGCAAGGTTTTCTTTTGTCTTTTGATACTCCAATACTTTATCATAATCTCCAATACCTTTCCATTCTTCTTTTTTTCTTGAATGCCAAAATAAATTATTATATTCTATAATTATTTTTTTACTTTTAATCACAAAATCATAAAAATAACTTTTTCCGAGTTTATTATCAGTCAAAACAAATTCTTTATTTCCAGAAATACCCCACACTACATCTTCTTTTTTTATTCCATTTTTTCTTATTTCTTTATATATTTTTATTAAAAATTTTAACGATTCTTTAGAAACATATGTAGTGACTGTTTTAGTTCCATACCTTTCAAGCATAGTATTTATTCTTTTATTAACTCCATTATAAAATATTTTTTTACCCTCCTTTTCACCATATTTTACAATATATCTACTTAAAGTATTAGAGCATTTATCTAAATAAGGTTTTCTTAAGTTTTTGATTTCATTATTATCACCAAAACCAAGATTTTTCCAATACTCAACACAGATTGGATTTTGTATTTTATAATTAAATGTTTTTTCGTGTCGTTTTTTAGAATTATTTGATTGTATTTCTGATATTTTTTCTTTTGCTTTTATTTCTGTATATCCTTTATCCAACCAATATTTAACATTTAAAATACTGTTTACCACTGGTTTAGGTCTATTTTTTAGTTTATTTTCATAAAGGTTAAGTTGATCTTTACCATATCTAATTTCTATTTTTTTCTTCACACTTTTTTCAGACTTATATTTATCATATTTTTGTTCTATATCATTCTCATATAAAAGAGATAAATCACATAATAAAGCGATAGTTCTTAATTGGGAACTGTTTGGAACTTCATCTATAGAATCAAGATATTCTTCAATATACCCAGTATTTTTATTAAAAAAATCATAGTTAAAATAATGTGAAAATTTTTTATTACGTTTCAACCAATCCAATTTATTCGCATAACTGTTATATTTTTTCATATAAATTAAGTCTATTGTATCTGGTTATTATTTATATACCAAAAACAATAGACTTTATAATTATATATTAGTATTAAGACAATCACCAACAGATAAACCAGAATTGAATGACTTTCTGCCATTATTGGTTGGAAAAATATGTTCTTTACTTACAATAATATTTTTTCCGTTTTTAGTAGTAATCTTGATACATTCCTTATCTTTCTTATGATGAACCATCATTATAGTTTTATAATTATCTTGAGATTTAATTTGATCGCCGACAGACACTTCAGAAATTTTTTTATTACTACCATCCCGCATTTCAACGATTTCATCAACAAATATACATTCTGAAGTATCAGACATATCAGGATCAGAACTA